TGCCGCACTAATCGGCGCCGGCGTCTATGTCGATGAGCCCACGGGCCGCGCTGCTGTGGCTGATGGCGTGGCGTTCAAGGTTCAGGGCTCCGGCGATGTGGCCGCATACGAATACCGCCGTGTCAATGCTGGGACCGTGTCCACGCTGATTGCCTCCTACCCGAGCACTGCAGCGACATCAGACTTGCAATTGCGCACAGCATCAATCGAAATGTTGGCGCTGTTCACGCGCCCAGGTTACCTGACCACGGCCGGGGTTTACCAGCCAGATGTGAACTGGCTTTGCACTGCGCTTATCCCACTGGCGAATATTTCCGTGAGTGCCTTGAAGCTGGTCGGCGCGGCTGGCGTTTCCAGCATCGCTTTTTATGATTCGGCATCGGCTTTTATCTCGGGCGTGACATCCACGGGGACGGTGACGAGCTACCCAACGCCGCCAGGAGGCGCTGCTTTTGTTGGCTTCACGCTTAAAGCGGCAGTGCTTTCCTCGCAGTCTTTTTCCGCCGTTTCCACCATAAACGCCGCCGCGATTGCCGCCCTGTCGGCTACCGTGACGACGCAGACGGCGCGCGTGATGACTGTCGAGTTCACAAACCGGTTCACCCGCATCGGCTACCTCAACACATCCGGCGTGTTGGTGGCTGATGCGAACTGGCGCACGACTGGCCTCATTCCAACTGCTGGGATCACGGTTTCGTCTCTTGCGCTGGCTGGAAGCCCGCTTGTCGCAAGCATCTCTTTTTACACGGCTGCAGGTGCATTTGTCAGCGGGGTGTCTGCGGCAGCGGGCGCATTCGTCACGGCCTACCCGTCTGTCCCAGCGACGGCCACACAGGTTGCTATGACATGCCACAAGACGACGGCGGGGCAATCGTTCAACGCGACGATCGCCGATGCTGTTCCTGCGTCTGTATCGGCTGCGCTTTACAACACTGATTACACGGCTCATGCTGTTTTGCCTGGGTTTATTAATACGTCAGGGGTTAAGGCCAACTCGGATACAAACTGGCTTTGCAGTGATTTTGTCCCGTGTTATCCGGGCGATACGATTAATGCTGACTTGTATGGCAATGCTGCAGTTAACTGCCTGTCATTTTTTACGGCAGATCATCAGTATGTCTCTGGCGCCCTGGCCTCTGGTCGATTTACCACCACGACGACAGTCCCGGCTGGTTGCTATTATTTAAAAATCTCCTACGGGAATCCGGCAACGTCTTCTACTGCGGCTATAAATGGGCCTGCAATCCCTTTTGCCAAATCGCTGTCAAAGTTCGGCCTGATTTCTGAGTCCGAAAAAGCGATGATTTATGCGGCTCGCGGGGGGGTCGCTTTTTCAGCGAAGCGCCGCCTGAAGCTGCTTTCCACCGACAAGATTCTGCTGTACGGCGATTCGATTTCGTCAAGCGATTACCCGTGGTATCAGTCTGCTATGGCCGATATCACTGGTGCCGTGGTGAGCGCTGGCGGATTCCCTGGCTACACCGCCGCACAGATTGCAGCCAATGCACAGATGGCAAGCATTTGGGCTTACGGGGCGCGTGTTGTTATCGTTCTTCCGGGTGGTAATGACAGCGGAACCCCATTGTCTGTAGGCTCATTTTCCGGCTTCATTCCCGGCGAACCCATTGTTCCAGAAACCTCAATTGCCGGGGATTATGTGGGGTCGTACTACATCCAAGCGATCTCGCACATCATCCGAAAGTTTCAAGCGCAGTATTCAAATATCCGTGCGCGGGCTGGATTGACTGGTTCAGAAACTGAGGCGGCTAAAACTGCACTGATTGATGCCGTGCTCAAGCCGGTACTTGTGTTTTGCACGGGCCTCCCAAAACAGCAGGGTGACAGCTCCAATGTCAACTCAATGCCAGCGAACTGGTATCGTAAAAGAGCAGCAGTTATTGAGTGCTGCCAAAAATACAAAATCCATTGCGTTGACACGATGGCGGCAGTCCCATTTGATATGTCCGTTGAACCATTTTATGTTGGGCCAACTGATAAAGTCACGAATAATGGTGTGAATTATATGGATGGCGTCCATTTAAATAAATATGGGCATCGCACTAATTCAGAAATTATCTGTGCCGATCTTGGCATTTAAAAATAATGCCAGAACCTACCTCTACCGCCGCAGGCATCACCGCCGCCACCATCATGCTGGCTGTCGGGCCTGACGGGCAACATGCGCTGATCGTGTTCGGCGGGCTGGTCGGCGTCATGCATTCGGTCGCACGGGTCCACACGCCGACACGTCTTTCAGCTGCTTGGTATGTGATCAAGTGGATGCTGACCGCCACGGTGCTGACCGGGTTCATTGCCGCCATGCTGGAGCAGCACCTGAACCTTCCCGCCGAGCGCTGGCCTGGCGTGGTGGCATTTGGCATCACATTCTTGTCTGACCGCTGGCCGGTATGGGCCGAGCTTCTACTGAGCCGCCGCCTGGGTATCCCCAGCGCATCACAGGAGCCCGGCCATGATTGACGCGATCAAGCTGGTGCTGCATGTAGGGCTCTGCGCCGTTGTGTTTTGGTCCTGCTTTTGTCGGCAGGCGCATTCGACAAAGCACACGACGCGGCCGCAGATCCGGGCCGCATTCTGGCTGCTGGCCGTGGCTTCGATGGTGCTGGGCATTGCACCGTGGGCGCACAGCATCTGGATCGAGTGCCCGGTGTACCAAGTCGCCGCACCAAATCTTCTGATGCTGGCTTCTATCGCAGCGGTGCAGCTTGTGACGGCTCATTACTGGCGCCGTGGCGCACCTGCATCTTTTCTAATCACAAAAGGCTAAATCATGGACTTTGAAACTGCATTCAACCGCTTGCTTGGGAACGAGGGCGGCTACAGCAACAACCCATCCGACCCCGGTGGTGCGACAAACTGGGGCGTGACGCAGGTGGTAGCTCGCGCCAATGGCTACCAGGGCGACATGCGCGACTTCACTCAGGCGTTGGCCCAGCCAATCTACCGGAGGCTGTACTGGGATGCTGTGCGTGCTGATGAGCTGCCCGACGAGGTGCGTTTCGATGTGTTTGACGGTTCGGTCAATAGTGGCGTTGGCCAGTCGGTTCGCTGGCTGCAGCGCGCCGTTGGCGCAGAGGCTGATGGTGTGCTGGGCGCGCAGACGCTGGCAGCCATCGGTGCGCTGCCGGGCGCCGTAGTGGCGGCGCGGTACAACGGGCACCGGCTGATGTTCATGGCTGGGCTTAAGACCTGGCCGGTGTTCGGCGGCGGATGGGCGCGGCGCATCGCTGGAAACTTGCTGGGGGTGGCGTAATGGATATCACTGCCATCATCAGGACCATCGCACCTTGGATTGGTACGGCCTTGGGCGGACCGCTGGGCGGCATGGCTGTACAGGCTGCATCGGATGCGCTGGGCCTGTCTGACAAGACCCTGGCGGCAGTGCAGAGTGCTATCGCAGGCGCCACACCCGATCAGATGCTTGCTCTAAAAACTGCTGACCAGGGCTTTGCGCTGCAGATGCAGGCGCTGGGCTTCAAACAGCTCGTCGATCTGGAGGCCGTGGCTGCAGGAGACCGTAAGGATGCTCGGGCGCTGCAGGGCGCCACTCGCAGCATGGTCCCAGCAATCCTGTCCAGCGTGGTGACACTGGGCTATTTTGGCATTTTGGTGGGACTGCTTAAGGGCTGGCTGTCGGTATCAGACAGCTCGCAGGCGCTGCTGTTGATGCTGGGATCACTGTCAACCGGCTGGGGTGTAGTCATGGCCTTCTGGTTTGGTACCACGGCGGCGTCAGGGCGCAAGACAGAACTGCTGGCCCAGGCGCCTGCTATCAATTCTTAATTGCGGACAGCGGTTCAAAACCGTATCGCAGATTTAGGATCATTCACGCGAGTTTCACACGTATTAGCCTTAAGACCCTATCCATGCGGGGTGCCGGCGGGTTCAAATCCCCCCAGCTCCACCACCACAAGAGACAAAGGCCGCTAGGGACATACTCCTAGCGGCCTTTTTCATTGGTAAATCAGGTTTTAGGATTGCAGCGGCGTACAAAGCGCGACGTTGACAGGCAGATTAAAGCGGGGGAACAAGTGGGGGTAAACCGGGTTTTGGGGGTAGTTGTTCCCCCATTCCCCAGTGACAGCCCTGTTTTTTGTTCCCCCTACCTCCTGGAGCTGTTCCCCCATGCTGACAAATGCTGAATGCAAAAACGCGACGTGCCCACCTGAAAAGAAGCGGGAGCGGCTGGCCTGTTCCGGCGGGCTGTACCTGGAGGTAAGTCCGGCAGGATCGAAGCGCTGGTTCTGGAAGTACCGCAAGGACGGCAAAGAAGGCCGTATGGCGCTGGGCAGTTATCCCGATGTAGGGCCAAAGGAGGCCCGTGACGCCCGCGATGCCGCCAAGCTGCAAAAATCTGAGGGGCTGGACCCGGTGCAAGCCCGCAAGGTGGAAAAACTCAAGGCCAGCCGTACCGATGGCGACACATTCAAGACTGTGGCCCTGGAGTGGTACGCCAAACAAGCCCCGCAATGGAGCGCAGGCCATGCCGAACGGTCATTGCGTCAACTGGAGCGCGACCTGTTCCCCTGGATAGGCACCCGGCCCATGCCTGAGATTCACGCAATGGAGCTGCTGGCCGCTT